ACTGGTACGACGCCACCGACCTGTACGCCTCCTGCCGTCCTGGTGAACGGCATCTGCACGACCCCCGTAGTGACTCCACCGCCAGCCACGGGGTCCGCTTTAATCATCACTGGGCAAGGGGCGAACTCCGTCTCGATGACCTGGCCGCCGGTCAGCGGAACTGCCAGTTACCGGGTGCTACGCAACGGGGTGTCCTGGGCGACCACGAAGTTGACCAGTTACACCGACACGAGCGCGGTGAACGCCACGAACAGTAATTACAACACCCCGGCCGCAATCTATACCTATGTCGCCGTTGCCTTGGATGCCGCCGGTAATGAACTGTTGCGCACCGCGGGGTCCACGTACTGGATGCTGCATCAAGGCACTATGCAATGGGCGCAATACTCGTATGGCCTGAATCAGAAGCTGGACGCCAGCGGGATACTGGTCACGCCTACGGGCACGGGAAGTGGATTTCAACCGTATGCGAGCGGCAACGTCCCCCAGTACGACCTCGAGGCCGGTTCGTTCACGTACATGCTGCTGGATGTGCAGCCCACGGCGGGCGGCCAGACCTTCAACATCAGCGCGCACAGTCGAGTGCCGCAGCCTCCGGGAGACGTGTACTCCACCCAATTACTGCACTTGGAAAACTACTGCCTGCTGGACGTCGCCAAGAAAGTCACCTGCCGGATTCCGCTCGCGGACTTCCATCTGGGCAAGACGAACTTCGTAGGCTCGATTTCAGGCGCCATCACCGTCAATGCCGGCGGCACCATCCTGCAGGCCTCCACGATGGTCGTCACACAGGCAGACACGAACCTGATCGACAAGGGCGGCTTCGTGACCGGCGCAGGCGTAACCCCTGGGACGTGGATCTACGATGGCCCTTCCAGTGGCGGCCCTGGCACGTACACGGTATTACCCGTCCAGACCGCGGCCAGCGGACCGATGACCTACCAGCGCACCCACGTGTACAAGTGGGACCTGATGGAACAGAAAGGCGCCGCGTATCGGCTGGATAATGTGGCCTTTTCGACTCAGTGATTGAGCTCACGCCACGTTGCATGACCCCATCGGCATGCCCATTTGCTGAGGGGTCCTTTTGCGAACGAGTGGACTGCGCGACCGAATCACCCGAGGTACATCTTCCATGCTCCGTTTCCGATCACGAAAAGAGGCTGAGGAGGCTGGCGTGCTGCGTCAGCGGGACAAAGCCCGTGACCCTGCACCACTGCCGGGGGGCGTCCCTGAAGCTGAACCCGTTCGGCAGTCCGGGCGCCGGACAAAAGCAAAACCCAGCGCTGCAGATACCGCTGGCAGCCCAGTACCACGTCGGAAAAGACGGGATCGACGCGCGGATAGCGTCGAGCAGCCAGCAGTGGGAGCTCCAGTGGGGGACGCAGGTGGAGCATTTAGCCTCGACCTCTCGCCTGCTCCGGTACTCAGTGTGGAGCCTCGCCTGGGCTTGGGCGAGTCCGCTGGTGCGTCGGCGCGTCGAGTCCTTCTTGATGCAGTCGCGCTCCCGATGCCTCCCAGCATCAACGGATACTGGGGCGAGCGAATCATCTGGAGCGAAGAGAAGCAGCGAAACTTCGCCATGCCCTACGTGACGCACGAGGGTAAGGCGTATCAGAAGATGGTCCGGGAGCTCATGCTCGAGCGCAAATGCTGGTACCGATCACCGAACCCGCTGGCGCTGAAAATCCTCTGCTGCTTCCGCGATGACAAAGGCCACGATATCGACAACCGCGTGAAGGTCCTGCAGGACGCGCTGAAGAATGGCTTCGTGATGTTGGACGACAAACAGGTGAAGCGGCTCGAGGTACGTGAGGGACCGCGGACCAGCCCCTCGATGGTGTACGTACGCCTGGAAGAGATACTGCCGGACCGCAACGCGAATCTAGCCTGGATCAGATCCCCCTTGTAGACCGCCGGCTTTCTGAGCTGGTTTACGCACCGAATCCCCAAACGATTCAATTCGACGCGCCGTGATGTACGAACGCAGGAATGGCAGAAGCCTGGATTCCGGCATGGTGCCGGTCTCAACGTTCGGGCCGTGGAAGTCACCGCCATGCGCGCGCCACAACACGCGGAGCCCCTCGTCAGATAGTGGCTCGCTCGGCCCATACACGAGTTGACTAGATTCCGTCTCGGGAGCGGGTCTGCAATCGCAGGGAATGCGCTCACCGGGCGCGCCATCAATCCACCCCGAGCCTTTGCAGGCCAGACAGTACGCATTGACGGCCGCCACAATCAGCGCTGCAGCCTTCTGACTCCCGCATTTGATTGGCTTGGCGACTCCCGGAGCAAACACACATGTAGGATCGCCGGGGGCGATGCGCCAGTCATTCGTATTTGAGGGGATGTTGTCTACGCTCACCGCGGCACCTCGAAGACGTGCAGGCACGAACTTGTGCTGCTGACCTGCACGCTGCCCACGTAGCCGCCGGGCTCGGGAATCTCTCGCCCGTCCTCGACCACCACGAAATGCCGCTGGTGTACTCCGCGGTCGAAGGCCCGGGTGTCGTTGTCCTCTTCCACAATCGCGCATAGCACCAGTCCGCGGCGCGTGCTGCTTATCGCGGTGTGGATGATCCGGGCGCGCTTGGGCATATTGATGGCTTGGGTCTGAGGACTTCCCGTGCTGAGTTCGTACCGGTGGATGTGTCTGGACATCAGGTATCTTCCTGTTTGGATTGAAGCAACGCTGCACGAGCCTCACGCATTGCGCGCCGCGCTCGGATATCGGAATGGCGCTGTGCCTTGAATCGTGGGTCGGTGCCGTTGGTGTGCGCCTTCACGTGTCGAAACTCGACGGTGACGTGGTTGTCGGCTACAAATCGCTCATAGGCCTCGATGATGTGCAGGGCCTTGGCCGCCGGCGCCTTGCGGGTCGGTCGGCGCTTCAGGAACGCAATGGCGTTGATTGAGTCGGTCTGCACCAGGAACTGGTCACCTGGGAAGGCGATGGCCTTCGAGAGCGCCAGGCTGAGCGAGTTCACAATAGCCATCATTTCCGCGACGTGGGATGACTGGACCGCGTTCTTGAAGGCCCCCTCGCCGGCATGCCGGCCACGAGCCGAGACGATCCAGCACCCGAAGCCACCGACCCGGTGCTCAGGGTCCACGGATGCGTCGGCAATGATGGTCACTAGCATGGCGTGAGAGACTTCACTTTATGGTTGTTCGACCGACCGAGCGTATTCGATGGTGAAACAAGCTGCAACAAAGCGTAACAAAAGCGAGCCGCTGCCGACCCTCGATTTAACTTTTGGCTTCCCGGGCAAGCTGCCGGGGAACATCCGCCATACGCAGTTCATTCAGGAGTTCGTGAAGCTGGGCGTTATCGTGGATGCCGCCAAGGCCGTGGGGTATTCCCAGCCATGGGCGAGAGCTCACGGACCCAAGATCCTCAAGGCGCATCACGATTTCGTCGCGTGGCTCCAGGCCCAGCGCGCGCAGGCTGTCGTCCAGGTCGTGGGCGTCGAGCAGCAGCAAGTGCTTGAGGAGATGATCAAGATCGCTTTCGCCAACGAGGCGGACTACATCGTCAAGTACGATAAGGACGAGGTGCACCCCGAGACGCACCAGAAGACGGGCAAAAAAGTGCCGTGGGCTCGGCGCAAGTACGTGCACGAGCTAACCCGCGATCAACTGGCTGCGGTCATCGTGTTTCGCCGCGGCGACAAGGGCAGTCTGGACTGGAGGTGGCGAGACCGGGATGGCATGCTCGAATTGCTCGGCAAGCACTTGGGAATGTTCAACGACAAGGTGATTATGGAACACCGCCACAGGCACCTGCACATGAACTTCGAACTGGCGGGCGTGCCGATGGGCGACCTGGAGACCTTGGAAGACCAGTTCGAGAAGCTACTGGGCCACGGCGATGCGGAGAAATGACCCATGCCACCGTACAGCGAATTCCCGCAATATGAGCGCATAAAGCAGAAGATGCTGGAGAAGGGCGAGCCGCTGGCGGCCGCGAAGACCAGCGCCGCGAAGATCACAAACAGCCGCGGCGGCAAGGTCCCGCCCAGCCATCCGCGCTCGCGTACCCGGCCCTGATCGGTTACCCTCCGTCACCGCCTGTAACAACGAGTAACCGATGGAAACAACCACCGGAACGACTGATGTCTCACCGAATCCGCCGGCTACCCCGGACCCCGTGCGCAAGATGCTCCGGGAATTCATGGAGAAGGCAACACGCGACGAACTCGCCGGCATCGCCATTGCCTTCATCCAGAAGGACGGCGCCGCAGCCGTGCAGTCCACCGGCATGACCGCGGTGAACATGAATCACCTGCTGATGCTGTTCAACCGCAAGGTCTCGCGCATGTACGACCGCGCGCTGGCCGCAGCCGAGCAGCCCCGCTCGCCCACGGGGGCCGTGACGGCGCAGTCACCCACTTCACCGGCGGCTCAACTGCCACGCAAGATTCGGCGCCAAGTCGCAGCCGCGCAGAAAAAGGTGCTGAAGAAGTCGCTGAAGCGCAAAGGTCTGGCCGGTCCCCCACTGCCGCCGGAGGCCTGAGCCATGAACAGCAATTTCGGCCAAGCGATCGTGAAGCAGGAAGGGACCACGCAGGAGTACGACGAGGGGCGCCCGTATTCCCTCTGGACGGCGCAGGGACGACTCAAGCGCTTTGTGCGGTGGCTTACGCACTGGGCTTGGGAGCCGGAAGTGTCGCACTGGGAGCAGGCGGTCGCTAACTACTACCAGAAACGGGCCATTGCGCACCTGAAGACGCTGCAACTGTCCTTGCTCGAGCAACTGTTCCGGGAGAAGCAGGGCAAGATCACCCGCCTGCAGCAGGCCTACACGAACAAGACCCGCGTGCTGTACGAGGACCTGCGCAAAGAGAACGTCCTCAGCAATACTGAGGCCATTGCCCAGACGATCAGCGTTCTCGCCACCCGGGCCGAATTGATGCGCGAGAGGACCGGCAAGCCCTGGCCGCACTCCGATGGCACAGTGATGGGTGTCCCGGGAGACCGGCCGAACGTTGAGACGGGGGCGGGGTGGTAAACACACCCAAGCCCGACATTTCCCTCGAGGCGCAACTGAAGGAAGCCAAGCGGGAGATTGCGCTGCGGCACAAATGCTATCCGGCATGGATCACGGCCAAGAGATTGAATCAGTTCAAGGCGGAAGATCAGTTGGCCGCGATGGAGGCGATTATTCGGACCTTGGAGCGGGTCATTGCGCAGTCGTCACCGAAGTGAAGTAGAGTTTAAAGGTCGGGTGGGGCATGGTCGGCCGAGGCGAGGCATGCTCAGGTGGGGTATGGCATGGCATGGTCTTGTGTGTGGAGGAACTTTTATGCCTGGTCGCAGCGGTAGAGACGAAATGCAGGGGTTAGCCCCGTCTAAGCCCAGAGTTTACGGCGCCCCAATGGGCGCGCCGACACCCAGCAACGCTGTCGGGCGTCCCCAGGTAGGGGCCGCACCGCCGCAGGTGCAGCGCCAGGCCATCCAGGCCCACGAGGCGGCCGCTGCGCGGGAGTCTCGGGCCGGGCTGTACCAGAAGCCCCTCGGCGCCACCGCGCGGCCCTCACCCACTCTCGCGGTCCCTAATGCGCAGTCGGCCCCGGCAGTGTTGGGCGCCGCACAGCAAATTCAGGGCCGTCCTGCGATGATTGACCAGGCGGTGGACGCTGCCAATAAGGGCGACACACCGTAACCCTCGTTTTCACCTTTTCGGAGTGATCCCATGAAAATCCTTGTTGCTCTTTCCAAAGTCGCCGGCTCCCTCGCCGCGGGCCAGCAGTTCGCGAAAACCACGCTGACCGTCACTGACGACACGGGCGCCCCTGCGCAGACTGCAGACCTGACGGGTGCCGAAACCCCCACGCCGTGGGCCGCGACGTTCACGGTGTCCGATGGCCATGTCGGCTCCGTGTCGGCGCAGGACTTGGATACCACGGGCGCTCCGATTGGCGCAGCCGTAGTGGAGCCCTACGACTCGACGGGCACGGGCGGCGGCACGGTCGGGGATACGTTCCCTCAGACGGCGGCCATTGCCATCAGCCCGGTGACATGAGCGGGGGACGGCACGACGACGCGGAACTCCGGCGCATGGAGCACCGGATGGAAACGCTCGAGCGTCAGCAGCACTTGATTCTCGAGGAGCAACGTCGGACCAACGACTTGCTGTATCGATTGTGCCGGGCGCTCGAGTCCAGACCGTACCCGCAGACCGTGGCCATCTCGGTCCAGCGGGTACATCATCCGCATCGATGAGTGATGGGGCGCTCCGGTAAGGACCTGCGACGAACGCTGGCACCGATTACCGGAGTGAGCCCCTCGAGTGATGCGGCCCTGCTTCGTTCCGCAATTCCCTCTGGAGCGTCCCCTCCCCTGGCACAGCAGGTGAAGGAGAAGGCGGCGCAACTGCGTACTGGCTTCCCGAAAAAGGACGTACTTCCATGACCCCACAGACTCCCATCGCCCCGAAAGCGGCTCTGAAGCCCTGGGTACCCAAAAACCCGCCCATGACGCCCCCACCGGGTGCCAAGTCGGCCCTCGGCAAGCCCTGGGTACCTCCCAAGCCGGCGACCGCGGCGGTACCTGCACCCCGTCTGCCTGCAGCCTCCCCTGGCTCAGCACCGGCGCCAGCGCAGAAGATCCAGGCACCTGAAACGGTCGCCATCACTGGCGAGCATGTGTTCCAACGCCTGCGGTATTTCGAGAACCTCGCCGAGAGGTTATTCGCTCACGTGAAGGTGCTCACCGCGCAGGTCACCCGGACCGGCACGGCGCCGGCCACGTTGCCCGATTTCCCCAGGCTCAGGAGCCCGGCGGGTGACTTCGATCCGGTCAAGCAGTAGCATTCCAGTCACAACCACGTAGTACCGCAGTGCCGCAGGGAGCGACGAAGGGCAAGGAAGCCAGAACCGGACTACGTGTTCCTTGATACACCGCGACGCAGCAAGTAGGCAGGGAGCCATCTGAACGCCCAAAGAGGGGCGAACCGGCACAGACCCCGGTGGGGTAGCTAAGGCAATCAGGCCCGCTACCTCACCGGGAACAAACAGCATCCGCTCAACGGGCCGGTGCGGGGTAGAGAGTGCTCAATACACAGCTCACACCCGCCCAGCGGGTCGAGCGTTATTACACGGCTGTCACAGCCGAGACCTGCCGGCGTAGCCTGCGCAAGTTCGTCAAGCGCGTCTGGTCGCTCATTGACCCCAAGCCCTACGTTGAAGCCTGGCACATCGATGCCATCTGCGATCACCTGGGCTACGTCGCCATCGGCGACATCACCAATCTGATGATCAACATTCCGCCGCGCTTCACCAAAAGCTCGGTGGTCTCGGTGGCCTTCCCAGCTTGGATGTGGACAGATCACCCGGAATTGCAGTTTCTGGCTGCCTCCTACCAAGCCGCGCTCGCTGAGGGTGACGCCATCAAGCAGCGGCGCATCGTCGAGAGTGAGTGGTACCGCGCCCGCTACAACATCATCCTGCTGGGTGACCAGAATCGCGTCGACGACTTCCGCAATACGGACGGTGGCTACCGCCAAACCATCTCCGTCGGTGGCGTCACGACGGGCAAGGGCGGTGATATCCAGATTCTCGATGACCCGCACAACGCCTTCACGGTCGAGTCGGACGCGGTCCGTAAGAGCACCATCAACTGGCACGACAACGCCTGGCGATCGCGCGTCAACGACCCAAACACGGCCAGACGCATCTATGTAGGCCAGCGCACCCACGATGGGGACGTGTTCGGCCACGTGCTGGGCAAGGAGGAGAAGCGCTGGGTACACCTGAACCTCGCCATGGAGTACGACGGCTCCCGCCCCTGCATCACCTACCGCAACAAAGGGGAGGGCAGCTTCGGGGAGCCCATCTTCAAGGATCCGCGTACCAAGCCCAACAGCCTGCTGTGTCCGGCGCGCTTCAACGAGAAGACCGCACAGGCTGAGAAGGAAGCCGTCAGCGAGCGCACTTGGAATGCGCAGTATCAGCAGCAGCCCGAGGGCAAGGGCGGTGTGATCCTCAAACGCAAGTGGTGGCGCAACTGGGCGTGGCCTGAGTGGCACCCCGAATTTCGCAAGACCGAACGACCCTTACCGGAAATCATCCAGGTCCTGCAGGCCTACGACACCGCGTTCGAACCCAGTGAGCAGGACAGCTTCACGGTCAGGACCACGTGGGGACTGTTCGAGCATGCGGACATCGTTCGCATGGCCAATGGCCAGACGCGCGAGATGCCCCCGAAAATCAACGGCATCCTGCTTGAGCGCCGCAAGTGGCGCCCGTCCTTCGGCGAGCTCGTCGACGATGCCGTGCTCGCGTTCCAGACCTTCAGCCCGGACCGTATCCTGGTGGAGAAGAAGGCCTCCGGTCACTCACTCGTCCAGGAGCTCAGGCGTAAGGACTTGCCCGTGCGCGCGGTCAAGATCCAGGGCGACCTGATCTACCGGGCACACTTGGCCTCATTGCCACTTGAGAAAGGCTCCATCTGGTATCTCACGCGCAACTGGTCGAAGGATCTCATCGAGGAGTGCGCGAAATTCCCGAATGTGGACTTCAACGACCAAGTGGCTTCGTGTGTAATCGCCTGGATGTACATGAGGCGTTACATGGACCTGCAGATTCCCGACGACGACGACACCGAGGAGCTCGAACTCTTCAACCCCCGAATCATGGAGCAAAAGGTAGGTTTCTATGGCTGAGGAGTATTCCGTCATCGAGTCCGACAACATGGCCGAACTGTGCGAGGCGGTTACTCAGGCGATGGACGGCCGGTGGAGGTGCCAGGGCGGGGTGTGCGTGGTCTGGGACCCAAAGATGCCACCCAAACCGCCCGCGCAGGCTGTCGGTGGTTTCCTATATGTGCAGGCGCTCACGCGCCGCTTGTGACGGGCTGTTACACCCTGTTACGCTGTTCGCATGCCCTACACACCAGACTACGCCGCCCACGGTTCGGGGAGAGCCATGACCGAGATGAAGCCACTGCCGAAATACATCTGTCACAAGGAAGTCGAGGCGCTGAAGATCAAGGAAGTGTTCCACGTCGGTAACGGCGTATATGCCTTGCGTTTTGTGGATGAGGACTACCCGCCGCTCAATGTGCCCAACTCCTGGATCGATCGGTTCGGACCCACTCCCGGCTCGTACTGGGTGAAGTACAAGGACGGTTACACCTCTGTGAGCCCCGCCAAGGCCTTCGAAGAGGGCTACGTACGCCAGTCCGCGGACGCGCAGTTCGGGCCGAGGGAGGGATGAGAGGCCCCTTCAAGCCC